TACCGTCAGTTAGAAAACAAATACCAAATGTGTTTATTACAGGTGATGATGCTGCGAACAGAGCACCTTTAGAGGCTGGTTTTACAGAACAAACAAGAACTGAACTTTGGGAAACATTTAAAGCGTTAAACGATAGTTGGATTGCGGGATTTGATTTCGAAAGTAAAACACTATTTGAGGACGTGATGTTGGTTGATAGGGCTAGCCGAAACGTTGGTGATAAAGTGTTAGTAGACATATTCCAAATAATGGACCTTATAGATGGGGCACAATACAAGAACACTCTACTTGATATGGTAACAACAATATTGGTTCAGAATAACTTCCAACACTTTATGTTACCGGCGTATGTTAATTTTTATAATGTTCAAGACGCACAGAAGAACCCAACACCAAGACCTGATGGAAGTTTAGAGTTTGGTAACACATTATTTGGTACGTTCCTTAATGTTGATTATAGAAATAGTTCACCGAAGTTCCTTTGTTATTATGTTAATAAACCAAGTGAGCACTTGGATATGAAAGATAATATTGATTATAGATATAGAGATGATGCATTTGACTTAAGAAGAGCAAGTGATAATCCTTTAATTGAAAACCAAATTGATAAACAAGATTGGGCTAAATCAAATAAAGTTGTTGGATTTAATGTTGATATGACAAGACAAAACCAACAAATCTTTAAATCTTTTAGTGTTGCCCAAGATCCGGGTAAACCAACATCGGAGTCGCTTGAAATGTTAAATCAAATGGCGAACTTAGGTCAGAACAGACGATCCACAACACAATCAGTTTCACTTTATAACTTATATAAAAATAGAAGTTATACTTGTTCTGTTGATATGATGGGGGATGCTTTGATACAACCCATGATGTACTTCAATATTAGAAATATACCTATGTTCTCAGGACCTTACATGATTACAAAGGTAAGTCATAGTGTTAGTGAAAATGGATTTGAAACACAATTTGAGGGAACAAGACAACCATTTTATAGTTTACCACGAATAGACAACTTTGTGCAAACATTGAATGTGCAGATTTTATCTACAATTCAAAGTAAAATTCAAGAAAGAGAAACAAAATTAAGAGAAGGGTCTGACAATATACAATTTCAAAGAAATAATGTTTTAGCGAATATTCAATCACAAGAAACATTAACCAAGAATCAGGATTGTCAAACTAACGTTAATCCTAACTATTTCCAATATACTGCAATTGATAATCCTACCGAAACAAGTCAAACAACAAAAGAATTGTTTAATACAATTGTGGATGTCTTAAAAAGTAATAATGTTGGCGATATTACAGGTACGACATTCCAAATTTATGCGAATATATTATTCACATTTATATATGTTGACACAGGAAACTCATCAAAAATAACAGGTTATGAAAACAATTACTCAACAATTAATCTAAAAGAATTATATGGTCCTTCTTTTGTTACATATATTAATAAGAAATTTTACTGTGTCAAAAGAGGTAATGATAATAATTTACCTGTTGCTAGTTTCACTTCTTTCAGAAGTTTTGTTGAGTTCGCATTTAATAGGATTGCTAATATATTAGGAAGTATTGAATCTGATATTAAGTTAGGTTTGAGTACGGAACAAACATACGCTAAACAATATGTATTGAACTACCCAATTAACCAACCTCCTAATGTTTACACAAGTTTAGTTGAGACGAATGAAATTAAATTGATTGAGTCCGAATTTGTAAAAGCGATTAATGTATTCAAGTCGGTACAAACTTTCACAACTAATTGATATTTATAATAAAAAACAACTATGAACACAAAATTAATATTAGATAACTACTTGGGTAAAAATACAAGAGTTTCTGAAAAAGATATGGGTGATGGCACAAAACAAGTTTGTGACCTTGACACTGGTGATTGTTATACAGTTAGAATGAAAGACGGTCTAATTGAAAGAGTTGACAACACAATGAAAACATTTAAAAAAATACAAGTAGAGACCAATAGAGGTATAAAAACATTATTAAACGGATAAGATGGCTTTAGACGAAAAAATATTAAAAGAACTATCAAGATATAATTCTATTAACAAATACATTATGGAACAAGAAGTACCTGCCGATCCGGCGCTGGATCCTGCGGCTGGTGCTGTTCCACCATTACCCGAAGATCCGGCAGCAGCACCTGCCGATCCCGCAGCACCGGCACCACCGGCAGCACCTGAATCTGATACAACACCTATTGATGTTGCAACAGATCCTGATGTTGAAGTAGTTGGTGACGAAGGTGAAGGCGAAGGTGAGGTTGAGGAAATAGATATTACTGACTTAGTTGATAGTCAAAAAACTATGGTTGATAAACAAGAAGAATATTTTGAAAACTTGTTTAATCAAATTAAAAATATGGAAGAAAAATTATCTGAAATGGATAGTTTAGTATCTAAGTTAGATAGTTTAGAAACTAAGATTGAAAAATACAGACCTAAAACGGCTCAAGAAAAATTAGAATTAAGATCACTTGATTCTGGTCCATTTAAACAAAATTTGGCTGACTTCTTTAAAGATAAAGAAGATGAAATGGAAAAAACAGGTAAGAATGAGTACGTTCTAACGAGAGACGACGTGGAAAACTTTAGTCCATCCGAAATTGAACAAACATTCAACGAACCGATGGAAGACGAAGACGACATTTTATTAAACAGATATAATTCATAAGTTTTAAGGTCGAAAATCTCGACCTTAAACTTTTTTTGGCGACACTATTTGACTATAACTTTTTATACAACTATAATTTTAACATAAACCTTTAATTTTTTTACACATGGCGACAAATGTTTTAGACGCAGTACTAGCACAGTACGAACAATCAACACAGAGTTCAACAAACTCGAACTCTAAAATGTCTTCTGAAGACCGAATGAAAAAATATTTCGCGGCTCTTTTGAAAGACAATGAAAAACAAGGTCAGAGACGAGTACGTATTCTACCTACAACAGACGGATCTTCACCGTTCAAAGAAGTATGGTTCCACGAAATCCTTGTGGACGGAAAATGGCAGAAATTTTACGATCCAGGAAAAAATGACAATGAGCGTTCACCGTTGAATGAAGTTTATGAAGAACTAATGTCAACAGGTAAAGAAACGGACAAACAATTGGCAGCACAATACAGAGCACGTAAATTTTACATTGTGAAAGTTATCGATCGTGACAACGAACAAGATGGAGTTAAATTCTGGCGATTTAAACACAACTACAAACAAGAAGGAATCCTTGATAAAATCATTCCAATATGGAAAGCAAAAGGTGACATCACAGATCCTGATAAAGGACGTGATTTAATCCTTGAGTTAACAAAGGCAAAAACACCGAAAGGTGCGACATACACAGTAATTCAAACTGTAATGTATGACGACCCATCCCCAATTGCAGAAGACGAAACTCAAATGTCTGAGTGGGTTGGTGATGAGTTGACTTGGGAAGATGTATACTCTAAAAAACCTGTTGAGTACCTTGAAGCAATCGCTCGTGGAGAAACTCCACGTTGGGACTCTGAAAAAGGTGGATATGTTTACTCTAACGATGAAGTAGGTGAAGTATCTATGGGAGGAACACCGACACCAAAATCAATCAATGAAGTTGCAGATCCACAAGCAAACGACGAGATTGATGAAGAATTACCATTCTAATTTATTATCAAATTAAATGAACGGGAGCAGTTTATTGTTCCCGTTTTTTTATCTATATTTTATAGTACAAATACTTTAAACATGGCACTTAAAAAGAACGACTTTAGTTCGTTGAAGAAAAAGTTCTCTTCGGACGCAAAATATAAACCACAAAGATTTTTTGATCTTGGTCCTGAATTTTTGGATGCGGTGGGATTACCTGGTCCTGCTATCGGTCACCTTAATATGTTATTAGGTCACTCTGATACAGGTAAAACAACAGCCCTTATTAAGACAGCGGTTGATGCTCAAAAGAAAGGAATTCTTCCTGTGTTTATTATTACAGAACAAAAATGGTCTTTTGATCACTCAAAAATAATGGGGTTTGAATGTGAGGAAGTAGTTGATGAAGAAACAGGTGAATTAACTTGGGACGGATTCTTCTTGTTTAATAATAACTTCAGTTATATTGAACAAATTACTGATTACATTAACGATCTATTAGATGCACAAGAAAAAGGTGAATTAGATTATTCACTTTGTATTATGTGGGATTCAGTT